ATACAGACTGAGCCGCGATCATCGCTTTTAACGGCTCAGACTGATATTCTACAGGAATATCCATTCCATAAGTGACTTTTTCAACTTCTTCTTTGTCTTCCAGTGATCTAATGTAAATTCTCAAATCTCTGAAGTAAGTTACATGCCATGTAACGTGAGACATTGCCGTGGTCGTGATTCGTGCCATATCTGCATTACTGTAAAACTTACAGTGTTCTTCCTCATCTGATGTATGCCACGGAATATTTTCTTCTCCTGCTGCCACCTGTCCCTGTAATCCTACAAGGCTTGTCTGATCATGTTCAGTTAATGTGAAATGCTCTACACTTCCATCCGTAAGTGTTACGTTTACACCCTCAGCAATCACGCTCTGCTGTGCAGTGTTCATTTCACTGACCTTTTCTTCCTGCACTTCTTCCAGTGTTGGCACATACGGTTCTGGCTCTGGTTCAGGTTCTAGCTCTACATATACACTGCCATCATCGGACAAGATATATCCTTCCCCCTGTTCTCTGTAAAGAGTTGTAAAGTTATCGTATTTTCCATATACATTTCCTTCATCTGTCACAAGATGAAAACCGGACAGATTCTTTTCTGTATTCTCAATCAATACATGATGTGGATCCTGCACTGTTACATTTCCGATAACCGGATCTTTCTGATCTAAAAAAAGAATGTTCATATTTCTCCCTTCTGTGGAGTTCTTAATTAAATGGCAAATCAATTATAGACATAAGTAAAAATCACTGTAAATTTGCAAATGGTTTGATTGTTCAATGGGGAACAGGATCGTTTCCAAGTTCATCGTCAGGTGGGAAAGGGTATGCAACGATAACATTTCCTATACCATTTTCAGATAAATCTTACACTGCTATTGCTTGCGCAAGATATCCTGGAACTGCAATCCCAGCGTTTATGGTATCTACAGATATCGTGAGTACCTCAAAAATGTATATATATGGACGAACCGGCAATTTAACAGCAATAACAGGTGCTGAATGTAGATGGATTGCTATAGGTTATTAATTTCTACAAATCATAGGACACATCTAACCATATATAGGTATCTTTCTGAAATGAAGAGTTAATCTGATAAGTTATAGCA